ATCCCCCAAAAAGGGTGTTTGGAAACCGCGGAAAAAAAAGAAAAAGCGAACCGTTGTCAACCAGGCCCGGGGTTGAAAGAGAGGAAAAATGGAACTGAAAAACTTTGTCCCGCGCCCCATGCGCGAGGTCGAATACTTCGGTGTGTCCATCAGCATCCCAGCAGATATAAATAACCGATGCGGAGGCAACCAATGGCATTGCAACCCATACTTGACCCATGCTGTGGGGCAAAAATGATGTGGTTTGACAAACAGAACCAACGGGCATTATTCGGTGACGTGCGCAGTGAATCACATACGCTTTGTGATGGAAGAGCTCTGGAGATTAAACCAGACTTAGTGATGGACTTCACCGCCTTGCCGTTCGACGATGAAACATTCCGGCTGGTTGTGTTTGACCCACCACATTTAATTTACGCAGGGGAGAAATCATGGCTACGCAAAAAATACGGGAGCCTTAATGCCCAGTGGCGAGAAAGCCTAAAAAAAGGGTTCGCGGAATGTTTCCGTGTATTGAAGCCGGAAGGAATCCTGATATTCAAATGGAATGAAAGTCAAATAAAAATTAAAGAAGTGTTGGCGCTTACTGACCAAAAGCCATTATTTGGACATCCAAGCGGGCGAAAAGGTCTGACACATTGGTACACGTTTATGAAGGATACACCATGAACACACTCAACCCCGGCGGTGATGCCGCAATTAAACAGGGCTGCGATTGCCCCGTACTCGATAACGGTCACGGGCGGGGAGTAGGGGGAGATGGAGAGAAACATGAGCGATGAAAAGAAAAATACCATGTACAACAACGCACAACGCGAATCGCCCCAAAAAAATGCAATCAGCGCTGAAATGGGAGCCACCATGACCACACCAAACCCCGGCAGCGACGGGGCAATCAAACAAGGCTGCACCTGCCCCGTGTATGACAACGCGCGGGGCAAAGGCATCGGCGGCAATGGTGAAAAACACGGCTGGTGGATTACCGCTGATTGCCCATTGCATGGGAAGGAGAAAACATGAAAATGATTGATACAACGAGCGCACTGCTCATCAAATACCAAACACCGACCCCACGCTTGGACATTGTGCGCGAGGACTATTTCCCCCACGTCACCGTGCAGCAACTTGCCCGCAAAGCGGCGGCGCAAGAGTTGCCGTTCCCAGTCTTCAAAATAGACCCGTCCCGCAAATCGCCGTACTTCGTCCACATCAGCGCGCTGGCAGGATGGATAGACGCGCAGCACAAAGAAGCGCAAAAAGACTTCACGAACCTACATTCATGACAACTCAATATCTGCCCAATCCACTCGGTCGCGCTTGCGCCGGTGGTTGGCATAACGTTGCAGACTTGACCAACTGCCGTGCAAAGAGACCGTCTGCATCTGCGGAATCGACCAGCCATCTTCTGCAAGGCGGGTAAGCCCCTCATGGCGTAGCGTGTGGAAACAAATATCCTCACTAATACCCAAAGCCCGCCGCCCCTTGCGAAAACGATTGGCGATAGAACGCGGATTGAGCGGCAACAACAAATTCTCATCGCCGGGCATTCTGCTGCGATACAGCGGCGATAACAACAAATCCACCAAAGGAAGCACCTGCGGCAAAACCGCAAAAGCCTTATGGTTGCCCTCGGAGCCATACGGCGATTTCAAATCGCGAGCCGTCCACGCTAACGAATCGCGGTCGAAATCACGCAAATCCAAACAAGTTAATTCCGCCTCGCGGCGTGCCGTATAAATAGCCAGCCACATAATTAAGTGGACAGGCATAATTGTTTTCCCAGCCAGCCAATCCCGATAAAAATACAGTGTCAAACGGCGCAAATCATCTGCTGACGGCAAGACGTCGCGCTGCCTCGAAGAGTGGACGACGCGGGATTTCATCAATCCCTCAAGCGCACGGTCAAACTCATGCAATGCCGCTGGATAACCCCACAACAATTCCGCTCGGTTCAACACAACGCGCATCATGCGCAAATCCTGTAACACCGTTGCGCCAGAAACCGGCTCATAACCCGCACATCCCGCGCGGCGTGCGGTGGCAAAATCAGCGAAATCGCTGCGCGACATCTTAGTAATATCCAGCGCCGCAATCGGCATATTCTTCAGAGTCTTTAGCGTCAGACGCACCGTGCGCGCATACTGCTCCCCAGATTCCGACAAAAATCGGTCGATGGCTTCACCAAGCAGCATAACCGACTTGCGCCCCTTCATGATATCCGGGTTTTCGTCAATCTCCGTCTCGCGCTTGCGCAACCATGCCTCCGCCGCCGACTGTTTCGAGAACGTCTTACTCTCCGAGAACGGCGGATAGCCAGAAATATTTTTGCGAATCTCAGCGCGATAGCGTATTTTTCCCGCCTTCGTTTTCCGTGTTGTGATAGTCCCCATTTACGCCATTCCTCCAATAAAATCGTGGCGTAAATATGGTGTAACAAATAAGCGTCAAAACGCAAATAAACCCGCTTAAACGCGCCTAAACAACAAGAAGAAAAACGCCATACCCTATTAAAACAAAAAGAAATTTATGCAAACCCTTGAAATCATAGACCCACACCGTTTTTGCGTGGCGCCGATGCTGGATTGGATTGATAGATAAATTATCTTGCTGTTTTAAAATGTGAATAACCTGGGTATGCTTTTTAATGGCGTAAATATGGCGTAGATTTTGGGAGATTCACACCTCGCCGACCTGATTAGGCGGGTGCCCAGAGTTCGGCGTTAGACCCTGATTTCCTGCCACTCCAAATCCGGCGCCTTGCCCTCGATGCGCAGGGTCACGGCGTCAAAATAGACGCTCTCGCCAATCTGCGTGCTGCCGCTGATGACCACGACGCCGCCGGATGGGGTCTCCCCTACCCACGTGTCTGCGCCCTTGCCTCCAACAATCTTGGCGACGGCGCGGTGGTGCGGGTTGATGAGGTCAATCAGTTGTTGGCGGATGTTGCTCATGGCTTAATCTCCCAGATAGCGATCAATGGTGACGGTCTGCGTAACCACCGGCGCGCCGCCGTCCAGCTCGACCGCCACCGATACGCCCTTGATGACGCCCTGCCAGGTCTGTCCGGCCTCGGCAAATGCCCACACCGCGCCGAGGCTTGCCAGCGGCAGCTGGTATTTTTCCGCCCACGGCAGTTGCACGGTTTCGATTTTGTGCGTGCCGGTCTCGCTCAAGGCATGAATGCCCGCGGCGCGCATGACGTCGGTGTCGGTGTAAGCGGCGTGGGTCAGGGTGGAGGCCTCCGGCTGTTGGTCGGTGCCCTCACGATAGACCAGCCCACCCTTGGCCTTGGCTCCGCCAATTTGCTCGGCGGCGGGTGTCACGCGCACCGCGTTGCAGCGCTCGCTGATGCGTCGCTGGCCACTCACGCTCAGGATGAGGTTGGCCGGGATGGTCAGCGCTGGCGTCGGTTTCGCCCACGCGGGCTGTCGCCACACCGGGCGCACGAATAGCTGTGCCTCATAGGGGTGGCTCTCCACATACGCCCCTGCCGCCTTGGCCAGATCGGCAATGACCTCTATCGGTGTCTGTCCGGAGACGGTGTAGCTGTCGCCGGGGATGAGCCAGTCCACCGCCTCCCAAGCGGCGATGCGGTAGGGCAGCAGGTTGAGCTGCTCGTCGGCGATTTGTCGCGCGTAGCGGGCGGCGTCGTACTTGCTGTGTCTGCCCTTGGCGTAGTCGGCGCCCAGCTTGGCGGTGATGCTGCGCCCGGTGACCGTGTAGGTGTGGCCGATAAATTTGCGGGTGTCGCGGTAGTCCTCGGCAAGGATGTCCCAACGGTTGCCGTTGATGCGGATGGTAATCACGGCCTCGTCGCCTGCGGAGCGGCCGTCGATGTTGAGCTTGGCAAAGCTGGCGGGCGAGAGGGTGATGTCGCCCTGCCAGCAGTAGGAGGCGGTGTCGGTGGTGAGGCTCAGGGCGAGCAGGTCGAGCGGCTCGCCATTGATGTCGGCGGTAATCTTGTTGTGCATGATGTATCCGGGGAGGATGGGCAGGTCGTTGGTGTTGCCGTCGTGCCAGCAGCGCAGCGGCAGGGCAAGGCGGGCAGAATCCCGCGCCACACGGCGCCGCGTGAATGGCAACGGCAGGCGGTGCGGTGGCGGGCGCAGGCGGCAGGGTGATTGGTCGGGCGGTGGCGGCGGCAGCGGGATGGAGTAATACTCGCAGGGCGGGCGCACCGCGCGTTGGTAGCGCACCGGTTGGCAGGCACGCAGCGGCAAGCCCCAGCCGTGTTGCCGCGTGCAGTTCACCAGCAGCGGTGCGATGCTGACACGTGGCGCGGCGCAGCCTCGCAAGGCGGGCGCGGCGGCGGTGATTGCCACGGTGCAGGTTTTGATGGCGACCGCGGCGGTGCTGCGTGGGGCGGCGCAGTTGGCGATGGCGGGGTTGCCGCCGATGCTGATGCGCTGGCAGTTGGTGATGCGGTAGCTGACGCTAATGCGCGTCGCCTGGCAGTTGCCGAGGCTCGGCACCGGGGTGATGGCATGGCGTTGGCACAAGCCGACGTCCACCACCGGGCGGATATTGGCGGGCAGGCAGTTGGACGTGGGCGCCGGTTGTCCCAGCGCGGGCAGGCAGGCGGTAATGTCGACCGTCGGCGCCCCCCGCGCCCCGCTGCAACTGCTGATGCGCACCACTTTGGCCTGCGGTGGCGGTTTGGGTGGCGGCGGGGTGATGCCGCCTTGCCGGTCAAGCGCAAGCGGCAGGCGGGCGGTGTCGCGGCCGCTCGTATGTTCGCCGAGGGTGAGGGGGAGGCGGTCAGGTTTGAGCGTCGCCATGTGTGGTTATCCTTGCCGCTGCGCGGTGGGTCAAGACCCACCCTACAACTGCCATGACGCCCACAGTTGCGCCTGCTCCGCCAGCGTCAGCGCGGTGGCGGGTTTGAGGTCGTCGTAGCAGACCGGCTCGTACTGCCTCTGTGGATGGCGTCCCATGATGAGGTAATGCCGCGCCGGGTTGAGGTAGGGGACGAGGTAGTGGCCGTTGGGCAGGGAGCGTGTCTGCTGTTGCAGCAACAGGGTCTCGGCGTCAAAGACGTAGATGTTGCCGATGCCTGCGCTACCGCCGACGGTGACGATGCCGTCTTCCGTCCCTGCCATGTAGCCGCGGTGATCGGCGATGTAGTGTGGCTCTAGCAGCATATCAGTACCGCCATTTGTCGGTGCGCACCACGAGGCGGGCAAAGGATTTGTTGAGGTCTGCCCAGCCGTAGTTGTGCAGGATGATGTACGCTGCGCCCTCGTCGTCAATCACGGTCAGGTTATCGGCGGCGCGGGTGTTGGTATGCACGCCCGGCACGGCGTAGAGGCGCTCGCCACGTTGCAGCAGCACCGGCGCGACGTATTGCCCGGCGGTTTCGCGCGGCGGGGTAAACAGGCTGAAAAAGTCCTGCGCCTGCGTGCCGCCGTCGTCGCGGTAGCTTTTCGCCTTGGCGCTCGCCGAGGAGCTGGCGTCAAAAAACATGCTGCTGTGCGAGCCGTCGTTGTATGTGCCACCGCTGTGGGCGAGCAACAGCGCGCGGCTGCCGTTGTCGGTGCTCGTCGTGTCGCCGTAGTAGAGCATCATGCCATTGCGGCCGGGGCTGTCGTAGCCGCCCTCCACCCAGACGATGACGCTGCGCGCCGAGGCGACGACCACCCAGCGCCCACTCCATTGTTTGCTCTGCCCATGTTTGTAGGGGGTGGCAAGCTCCAATATGGCCTCGCCGTTGTCTATGTCGCTCATCTGCCGGTAGGCCGCGACGCGGCTCACCCCGGTCTGGTCGGCGACGCGCAGGTAGCTGTCCAGCTCGCCGCTTTTCGCGGGGGCAAAGACGCGCTTGCTGGCGGCGGCGTCCTCGTAGGGCATCGTCCAGCCCGCGCCGGGCTTGCTGCCGTAGCCGGTAACGAGGCAGGCTTTGAGGATGAGGGAGAGGTTGCTTTTGGTTAATGCCGGGGCATCGTCGTCGGTTGAGCGATACAGCGTGACGGGCATTTCGAGGTCGTTGGCGTACATGGGATTTCCTGTTGTTGTTCGGGTGGTTTATTCAGCAGCGAGGTGTGCGGGCAGCCCCCCCCCCCCACCCCCCCCCCCCCCCCCCCGCCGGGGGCGGGGGGGA